AATCTTTATACTTCATAATTATATTATTTGTTTTTAGTTAATATAAAGATTGTGTTAATTCATTTGTTCGTGTATGTTTCCTATTACTTCGATTTTTACTCCTGATGAAGAATAAAAATGATTTATATCAATAGGACAATTAGCACCCCCCAAATCCATACAAAACCCTCCTTCAATAAATTTTACTTCCATTTTTTCAGGATTATGTTGTGGCGAGTAAATCACATCCCCTTCATAAATATCTTTTCCGTTCTTGTCTTTTAATCCTGTGAATTGACCTACTGTTTCTGGAATAACGTCTGCATACTCGTATGAATCTAAATTAGAACCCACCTCTCCTATTGTTTGATTATTTAGCAGATTACCAAACTTAAACTTACTATCGTGAAAACTTGAATTATAGTCTTTTTTTAATCGCAGTCCTCTAAATTTTATTTCTCTCATGATTCCGTTTGTTTTAAAATTATATTGTTTATTTCCTCCACACTCACACAGCGTACTCACAACATCGGGTGTATTGACTTTCCCGTACTCTTCTGTTATGGTTTTTACAAGGCTTATAGCATAACTAACATCTATGGTTTCACCTAGATGCGGCTCTAGTATTTTAATAAGTTTTTCGTCTATATACATGTCTGTTTATTTATTAAATTTATTAATTAATCAAAATCGCAATGCGCCATGAATAACCCGTTATGTCTAATGCAAATGTTCTAGTTTGCCACAGTTACTGCATTTCCCAGAGGTATCCATTCCACTCATATAAAAGTTGCAAGCCTTAGATATAACATCGGGTATATTACTTATGTGCCAAATTTCCATTATAGTCTATTTATTATGTGATTTATTAAATTATTGTTTTACCTAATTCTTTTTCCGCCTGTTCTTTAGTTATTGTTTCTTTTATAATCTCAGCCCATTCTCCATTATGAAAACAACAACCATATTCGCTCCAAAATAGATTTTCCGATAGTGAGAAGCCTACGTTACAACTACCCGAAACAAACTCTTTAAGATATAAGCATTTAAAATTACCCTTAGCATATCCTCTTTTTTCAGCTTCTTTTATAAAAGCTTTTTCTAATTCCATCTCAGTAGCTAATTTACAATTTTCTAAATCTTCTTCATGTAAACCAAGACGATTTGACCAATCTTCACCACGCCAGAATCCATATTGAGTATTGTTCCCCAATTTACCGCTAAAACAAAATAGTAATTCTACATCAACTTCATCTAATGTGTACCATTTTCCAGCATCTAATTTTTCACTTATAAATAGTTTAGGAAATTCTTTTTTAATTTTTAACTGATAATAATAAATTTCTCGAGTGTAGAGGTTTTTGATAAGTTTTTTTCTTGATTGTTTCATAATATTTAATTTTAGTTTTCCCACAAGGACTTGCGTAATGCTGGACAACGGTTATATCTAATCTAATATAAAGATTGAGTTAATTCTTTTGTTCTTGGCAACCCATCGCTACCTATTGTAAAATCAAAGCCATCTATCGGAAAACCTCTTGTGTAAGAGAATTTTACCGTTGTAGCATCTTGTCCATATTCCAAAACACAAACCGTTTCCGCTTTTTTCATTACTGCTGACCCTAAATGTCCTGTCGCTTTATTACTTCCAAAATTTGTGTGCAATATTCCCGTTAAATGGCATTGGGAAATATCAGTCCATGATAATAATTTCTGTACTAATTCATTACATTGCGTTAAATCGTTTACATCTGCAACTAAATCAGCGAAGCCATCGATACTCACAAGCCCTATGTTGGACTTAAAGTCACTTTCTAACATACACCATTCAATAAATTCTAAACGCTCTCTAAACGTGTATTTTCGCAAAGAGAATGGTTTGTAAAAAGCAGCGTTACATCCAACCAAATCACAAACTCTTTTAAATACTCTTTGAGAATGGTATGCGCTTTGCTCGGTATCAAAATCTAAAACAAAACTTGAATCAACTCTATGACTTTTAAAGTCTGGTGCAAATGTATTTGTTTTACCTCCAATGTATGCTGCCATTATAAGCGATTTAAAAAAGGATTTACGCGCCTTTGATGCTCCAACTATGCAACTAAAGTTTCCAAAAGTACCGTAAGCGTTTGGTATTGATTCGCCTTTGTATTCGTGTGAGCCAATACTCAAGGCAACTGGCGGGTGTGATAACTTTTGATTTACATCTACAAAAGCCTCCTGTTTCATTTTATTAAAATCTATTCCAGAAGATAGGTTTTCTATATCGTCAAGGTTTATTTGTTCCATAAGATTTGTACTTTAAATTCGTTTATAAGGTCTGTTAGTAGTTTGTCAAAGTTAGTATAATTTTTATCGAATACGGTTTTATTTTCTACTTTATGCGCTAACTCGTGCATTTTCAAGATGCTTAATACTTCTAGTTTCTTCTGTTTAGAACCGTTTAAAATATCAAAGTCTATATCTTTACACACTTCTACTAAAGGAATTGGAGAGCCATCGTACACCTTGCGCATCATAAACCATTCTTTGATTATTGAGTATAAAAAAGTTTCTATGGTATCTGTAAAATACTTTTCTTTTAGCATCGAATCAAAACCATTAACCGTATTTATCAAAGTGTTTATAGTTTTAGCATCTTTTACTTTATCTTTAGAGAATTGTAATTTATATTTTAATTGCTCAATTACTTTCTTTTGGTCTTCTATTATTTGGAATGGTTTCATATTAAAATATTTTTATTTGTTGCTTACGGTTTTTTAAATATTAAAATATTTTGGTGTACCTTAACTAATTTTTGTGTTTTCATATTTCCGTTTGCTCTCATACTTGCACTTGCAATTGCATTTAATAATATACCTTCGTTATAAAAATTCATTCCACATTTACGAAAAGCATTAATAGTATCAGGAACAAAACCAATATAGTTCCCTTTTTTATCTCGAACCTCACCAACTACAAAACAAGCGTAACCACCACTTTTTAATAATTTACAACTCTTTGCAATTATTTCTTTATACGCTTTCATAAAGTTAATATAAGTCATATTAGAAATATCACCTTCCAAATCGCTATAAACTTCTAAATCTGCATAAGGTGGGCAACTAAAAACAAAATCAAATTCTTTAGTAAATCCGTTTAACACTTCATTGCTATCACCTACATACCAATTAGGTTGGTTTACAACGTCTAAAATATCTAAACCTTGTTCTCTATTGCTGTCAATTTGTTCTTGCCTTATATCTATTCCTGTGTATTTAAAACCTAAATAGTTTGCTACTATTCCACGAACAGAACCACCAGCAAATGGGTCTAAAATCTCTTTACCATCTACGCAAAACCAATTATATAAAACCTCACATAGAGCAGGGTCAAAAATAGATACATATTTTGCAGAGTTTTTCTCTTTTTTAGTCGTGTCCATATTTATAACAACACTATCCCTGCCAACCTCGCTTTTCATTCCTATTCTTTGCCAATCTCGTTTACGCCTTTGCCAATTACCTTGTTTTGTGTCTAATACGCTAAATGGTGGTTCTATAAACTTGTCACGTAATAGTACATCTTCAATAATTTCTTGTCCAAATAAATCTACTGCCATAATTTTATATTTTTAGTTTGTTTTATTCGTTTATAAATTTATAAATCCAATTACTTATAACTTGCGTTGTAAGTTTATAATTGATTCCATACTTACCCATTGAACCGTTCCTAATTGCTATTTTAATGCGTTCTAAGGATAGTTTACCGTTAAACTGGTTAAATATATCATTAGCGCATAGTAAAGCGTTTAAATCTAAAGAATCGCACCTCTGCATCGCGAAGGCTAAACTCTTTTGGATTTCTATTTTACTGTCTAATTTTTCCGTTGTTAATTGCTGCGGTGATTTGCTCAAGTTTTTTTCGCTTTTCATCTTTATCTGATTTTGTGTTAAAGTTATTACTATTCCATCGTTCTAATCTCCTGCCAATATCAAAAGTCTTTTCCATTTCATATCTCATCTTTTTACCTCTAGGTTTCTTTTCAGTCCAGTATAGATAAAATTTGTTTAATACATCTTTTCCAAAGTCTTTTAAAAATGGTTGTAAGGAATTTTTAAATTCCGATTCTCGCATATTAATAGTTATAGTAGTTATATCTTTTACATTAACATTAACATTAACATTATCAGCTTTTTTGGGTTTTGAAATAAAGGGTTGGGTTATTTGGGTTTTTTTAGGTCGCCCACCCTTTGCCCCATTAACTTTTTGTTTACTAATATATCTATCATATTTAACTAAGTCTCTTTTTAAAGCTTGTTTAATAGGAATAAAACACATTTTAGTATATTTGTCTGGTGCTTCTGGATTTGTATCGTTGACATAATTAAAAATGTGCTTGATTAAACGCCCAGCCTCTTCGTCTGTAAGTTCTTCAAATGTTTCTAACCATTCGCAATACATTATAAATGATTTTTTATCTTGTGCCATAATTTTACATTTTATCTTATCTACATTAAAAAAAAGAATGTGCAGGAATGTAGAAACCTCATTGAATTAAACCGCTAAGTTTAAACACATCACAAACTTATAAAAACTTTTATTAAAAATCTAATTAAATAGTATTATTTATTCAATTCCCAAATATTCTTTAATCCTAATCTTTTTATTCTTTTGCCATTTTTTAGGATAATATCTGACCTATCTCTTCTGAAATTAATTTCATCCTTCTCTTTTTTTGTAATTTTTGGTATTACTTTTGGTATTACTTTTGGTATTACTTTTTGGGGTATATTTTTAGATATTAACACCTCGCTTGTATATCTATCTTTATAAAATCCTTTAAGTTTAAACACCCTTTTTAATTCTATTATAGCAATCTTGAAATCTTTTTTTATTTTTACTATCTCAGCAAGGTCATGGGTATTGTCATTATTTTCACAATTTATTTTTGTTTGATTAATATAATAAATATGTTCTTCTAGTATTTCGATAGGATTTTTCATTTTATGTTTTTAAGTTTTAATTTATATTCTTTTTTTATTTCTTCTACTTCTTCAATACTCCATTTCTTTGGTGTTCTTTTTTCGTTATTTGCAAGTTCTTTTAATTTATTTAATTCTTTTGTTCCAATTCTATTTTCTACATTTAAAATATAACTTTCAAAATTACCCTCTTTAAATCTATTATCTCCAATACTTTGAGCGTGTACGTTATTTTCATTGAATCTTAACCCGCTAAATTGCTTTACTGAAAAACAGTGACCTGCATCATATTGAACTCCTAAAGGAAATCCAGAAGATATGCACGGCTTATTTTTATCACGTTCACGAATATATGAATTAAATACTATTTGAGTTTGCTTTAAAACTATCGGTAAGCGTTTTATACTCTTATCTAAGTAGATTGCCTTATTTAATTCTATACGTGGCTTAGATGCCTTTAAAGTAGCCTTAGCAATCATATCCTTACCGTCTTTAGAAGTGTATAACCAATTTGCGTAACAACTCATACATAAACCAAACTTTCTAAATCTAACGTCGGTTATTATGTCACAACCGTGTCCTTTTGTTTTTCCGTTCCCTTTGCATGGTTTGTGAGTTATCATAATTAATTTTGGTTTTAATGGTTTAAATATTCGTCTACATCTTCAATAATTGATATACCTACCGGAACGTCAACTAATACACCAAGTTTCTCGTGGAGGTGTTGGTTGAATTTTATTAGCTCTTCTCTTAGGTTCATAATTTGTTTTGTTTATAGGTTATTGAAAGAGGTTGTTTCTATATATACGATAGACAAGCCGAACAGTTACGCTAAATAAGAGACTCTGTGCTTTTTTGGTCTGTTTCACTATCGCTTTGTTTACACGGTATGCTTGGAATTAACTTAATTGCTTTTGTATAAAGTTTTTCCTTTACTTTAGTTTTAGCAATCATATCATCTTCATCTTTGAATCCAAGCATACCTATATCTTGCATCAACATAGTTATTACCCTTTCATTAGGTGTTTCCCATTTCCAGTCACCGTAAAACATTGCTTTTGCGAATAATCTTACTATTACTTCATTTTTTTGTTCTCTTGTCATAATTAAAAGTGCCTAACAACGTGTATAAAAAATAGCGGCTTAGGTCTTTATTTGTGATTTGTTAGTATTTATTTAATTCTTCTCTTAGTGTCATAAGTATATTTTATGATTATCAATATCCCTATCAATAGCAAACTTATTTTCTTTGTATTGCTCGGCATCCGGTATAAATAACCCTTCTTTACTCGCGTAGTTTCTTATCCACTCCACGAACTTACTACATTCTTCATTCGTTTGCTTAGAAGTTTCTTTTAAGAATTTTACACCGTTCTTTTCGTACACCATAAAACCGCACTCACGTTTTAACAATGTCTTTAATTCGATTAGTGTATGAAATTTAGAACCGAATCATAAACAAAATCTGAATGGTTCTCATTTAGATAGTCTAATTGGTCATCTGTCATTTTTACACCATCGAGGTCTGCACTACAAATAAAAGCGTCTACAAAATCGTAAGCGTCGTTAAAATCAATACCATCTATACCTATGTTTGTAATCTTATTTAAGTCCATTTTTTATATGTTTAGTTAATAAATCTTGGATATAATTCTTCAAGTCTTTATTCGCTTTAACCGCTAATATTTTTAAAGGTTGAATATCTGTATCTTTAATATCAATTATTTTCTTCATATTTTGATTTAATTATTATCGTTTATGTATGTATCTCGCGCCCATTGAGCCTTCTTTACGTTTGCTACCAACTTTTTAAAGGTGCTGTTCTCCTCGTATAATTTAGATGTGTCTGGAAGATTCGCATAACTTATTACATTAAAATCCTCTCTTATTTTCTTTTCATAGAAGTGGCTTTGTCGCCTATCTTCTAACTCTAATACTATGCTTACTTTTTGGCTCATAATCCTTTAGTTTTTATTTTAAACTGTAAAGATTCCTCACTTGTAAGTAATTCTTCTAAATCATATCCTGATTCATCTTGTAAAATAGATGTTATCATTCCGTTTAGATACCACTCTCTAACTATTACCTCTACTGTTTGCTCTGTTAAAGAAATTGTAACGTCTTTATTTTTTAATTGTATTCCTTGATATTTCATATTAATGTTTTTAAATCTTTTCTTTGTGCATCTGACATTCTGAATGTGTCTAAAACTTTTTGAATCTGCTCTGGTGTGAACAGTTTGGCTTTATCAAACTTATCAATAGTAAGTGCTTCTTTGCGTTCAACTTTCTGTTTAAAATCTTCGCTTTCATCTTCTCCAAACACTCCTAATTCATAAAACCCTGTGATTTTTAGAACGGCTCTTGACATGGCTCTTTTTTCTGCCATTTCAGCAACATACCATGTATTGCAATTACCTGTCTTATAATCACCTTTTAAAGCACTTCCGTACGTTTCTATTGTAACATCCTTTTTTAATCCTATCGCTTTAAATACCGCAAAGTTTTCTTCACATTTTACAACCTCATATCTTATAGAAATATTTTCGTAGGCTTGTATTTTTTCAATGCCTCTTCTTGTTATAATTGTGTAGTGTTGATGTTTAAATACATCTTCTTTAGTCAATCCGTATTTCTTTATTTTTTCTGGTAGTGTCATTATTGGTCAAAGTTTAAAGTTAAGGTAAAATAAATTAGATATGATACTACTAGTATCATTATCATAGTTGGTAATGGTTCTTTTAAGTTTTTCATTATAATACTATTTTTATATACAAGTCTTCAATGTCTTGAATTTCTTCAGTTGATAGTTTGTTCTCGTCTACTACTGTTAAGCAAACTAATGCTGTTCTAATCAATCTTGCTTCTCTGGTGGTAAGTTCTATTGTTTTCATTATTTATGCAATTTAATTAATTGGTTTTTTAATTGGTTTTTTAAAGCGGTGTCTAAAGTAACCTCGTTATAAATAGGTTCGTCTTTTAAGATTTGGCTAAATACTTTTACAACACCTTCCTGATTATGCTTCACTATTACTCCCGTTGATAATATTGTTTTAGTCATTTTATTGATTTTTAAATTCCGTTATCTCCTATTGAAAAATGTCTTTTATGTGTTGCTACTCTCTCAGCCTCTTCATCTTGCAAGTCTTTTACAAAATTAAAAACTATTATTTGTTGGTCATCTGATAGTTTTACCTCGTTATCATCTGAATCATACGCATCGTAAGTAAGATACTCGTTACTATCTAAAACCGAAGTTAAATGGAATGATTCGGTATCATACTCAATCCTAGTTCCGCTAGTTTCGTGATGAACATCAGCCGAATCTAAAACTTTGTTTAATAATTTTTGTGTTACTCCCTTCATTTTATGAGTTTTAAAGTTAATATATTTCAAAGATATAATATATATACTATATATAACTACTTTATTTCATTTATTTTTAATTTAGAGCAAAAAAAAACACCTTACTAATTGTAAAGTGCTTTGTGTTAATGAGTTACTATTTTATTTATCCAATTAATTTATATTGAGATTTTACTAATAATTTTAATAATTCCTCCAACATCTTCTTTTCATCCGCAGAAATTCCGTTTTTTTCAATCTCTTTGCAAATACGATTGTAATTCCTAAAAGCCAGTCTTATATTCTTGCGCAACTGTCTTTGCTTGGTATTTTCGTTTGGGGCTAAGAATTTAATTCCTGCTAATGCTAAGTCTATAATTGATTTTGTTGATGCTTCCATATTAATATGTGAATACGATTTGTGAATCTCTGTTATCTATATGAATAAAAGTTTTAGAAATTCCAACTGTAAATCCTAGTTCTAAAGCGCATTTTATAATCTTTGCCTTAGAAGCACCATCAACACATGCTAAATCTATTGCTCTACCTAAAAGATGAAAACTATTTTTAGAGCCTCCTACTGAATTATTTTTTTCTTTAGACCTGTAACTACTAGAAATATATAAAGGTTCGCTTACAACCTCTCTAAGTAAGTCTAAACGGTATAGTAAGTCTGAATCCATTTTATCGAACACAATAACTCCATCCATTAAAAACTCTTTTTCTTTAAAATATTTCATTAGAATAATTTTATTTTAACAATAATACCAATAGCAGAAGTGAATAAAGCTCCGACAACGACACCCGCTCTATAAATTACTTTATGCCTTCCTTCAATAACACCTACTCGCTTTTCTATTAACTCTAATTTTTCAGCGATTCCTACATGACCCATTTTAGGGTCTGACTCCATGTGAAATAATATTTTTTTCAATAATTCTCTGCTTTCAATATCCATTATTTTATTTTTTAAAAGCGAGTAGGTGCGCTTAGTTTATTATTATAATTGTTTTCCTGCTTTTGAGGTTGTGATTAATCTCAACCCAAAGTTTCCGACAACTAAAATAGTAGCTAATAATTCAGGAGTTAACCCCCAATTTGTAATGCCTTGCGTTTCTAGCACTAATAAAATTCCTGACAAAATGTTAAATGCGATTGTTTTAAAGCCTTTCATAATTATTTTGAGTTTTACGCCCTCACGGCATTAATTAAATATTTTTAATTCTTAAACTATTTATTTTTTTAAGAAAAATTATTAGTTTTTCTAAGTGTTCGTCTTTAGGCTTATATTGACCTCTTTTATTTTTTACAATACCCATCCTGAAAATTTGCTTTGTTTGTCTGGCTTAATATCTTCGTTTGTATTACTTGTATATTCTGGATAATCTCCATTATTGTAATACATAAAATCAATAAACCGTTTTGTATAATTCTCTGCGATATTTCTTTCTTTTTCAACTAAAAAATCAATTTCGTTTTTATCAACCCCTTGACTATTTTCTGCGGAGTGCTTATAAACACCGCCATTCGAAACAGTATATGCCATGAAAGGTAACATTTCGACAAGTGCCCAGTGTATCAACATAGGTTTAACATAGGTATTTAGGAGTGTTTTATATTCTGAATTTAAAAGTAGATGTATATCAGTAGGTAAAAGGTCCTGTAACTTTTCAAGTAAGTCACTCCCTAAATAATTCTGCAAGTGTATATCTTGCGCAATAGCAACGTATTGAATAAATTTATCATTATCTACATTGCCATTTAAAACGCTGTATTTCTTTATGTCTGAGGTCGTAACCAGTAGTGCTTTCGCCATTATTTATTATAATTTGGATGATGCCCATTATTAGGCATGTCTTTAGGCGCTGTTTTAGCGTCTTTTTCACCTTTAGGCTTAGGATTGTACCCTTTAATACTATCAACTTGTTCAGAACTACTTAATGATTTATCTATATAAGGTGTTCCGTCTGTTTTATTTTTCAACCTATAAAGGTTTTCACTCCAAAAATGCCCACAATTAACACCGCCTTTAAACTTAAATAGAGAATACGAGTTACCTTTGTGTCCGAACTTCTTATTTACACCTTTAAAACTCGCTTGGTCTACATCTTCTTTTCTATATCTTACACCCCTATCTGACCTCGACATCATTTTAACACAAAAATCTCTACTTTTCCCGCTTGAATACTTTTGAGAATATTCATACCTCACCTTGTAAATGCTTTTATCTAAAGAACTCTTCGCGTTTGGATTGCTTTTTATAACCCCCGCAAACTTTTGCATTAAATTTTGCTTAGATTTTATATGTTTATTTGCCCAATCTTCTATATTTTCATTTTCATCAGACACATCTCTCTTATCTACCAATTCCCATTCATCTGAAATTTCTTCACTTGGTAGATTATCTATCATTTCATTACCCTCTTCATCGCTAAAATCTTTATTTTCTTCTGCGCTTAAAGATTGCTTTACAGATTCATTATCTAAAAATTCAAGGGGTTGTATAGTTTTGAAATACAACTTTAAAGATATACTATTTACAGATAGAATTATATCTACCACTTCCAATACTTCTTCTTGTATTGGTTTTATTGTAATACTATCTAAAAGTAAAGAAGCCGTTTTTATTTCGTCGGCATTATTTCCTAAACCGCCACCCGATTCTCTAATTCCAACTAACATTGGCGAAGTAATAGAGTGGCCTACAATTAGTTTATTTCTACATTCGTCTGCTAAATATTGGTAGTGTGCAGGTGCATCGTTTAACGGTAAATCTGTAACGGTTGTTGCGCTTTCTGCATTAGAATTAAAAGCAATAATCACTTTTTCACCTCTTGCACCTGTTAATTTATTAAGAACATCATTCTTAATTTGTAGTTGTTTCTCTTTGTCTGGTACACCGTTATTGAAGTTCACAACCTTAGAACCAGAGAAATTATTTAACGTGTCATTCATTAAATAGTCTGCAATTTCCTCTTCTAAACTTGCGTAAATTAAAGAACCAACATAATCAACTGGACTGTAATATGAATATCCTGCAACGTAAGGAGCAAGTACAAATATCTCGTTACCTTTTTTATTCCCAAAACCAAAAGAAGTAATACGCTCTGGCTTGTCACTATTCTTATATTCATCCCATTTAGGGTGGTAATACCACGCTTCAATCTCACCTTTCTCATTCATCTTCTCGGCTCTCAACGTATTCATTGGAAAATGAGAAACTAAAGCAACCTGACCTTTGTCGTAAGACACTTGAAAAGCAGCCATACCTAACATTTTACGGTCAATAGCAAAACGTCTTAAATCGTTTTTCTTAAATAAAGATAACATTTGAGCGTATGATTCAGGCTTTCTGTTGGCGTCTAAAGCACTTATTCCGTTACCGTAAATCATTCTTGAAATACCGTTTATTATAGCGTTATTTGTAGTACTTCCTGTATATCTTTTTATTAAATAATCAAAGTAATTATTATCTTCACCGTACAAAATCCATTCTTTGTTCCGTACTTCTTTAATTTCAGGGGTCGTATATTTCGACAGACCTACTACGTGGATTGATTCACTCATGTTATAGTGTTATGTAATCGTTATTAGTTGAATGCTCTATGTATTCACCATCATTTATACTATAATCGCTTTCAGTTTGCGACGTGCATAATATTTTATCTTTATAGACTATATCTGTGTTATTATAAGCCGTTAAGTTGTACGTACGCCCCTCCTTTAAGTCAAATACTAAAGAAGCCGCTAAGTAATAAGAGGATACACTAAAATCAGTTACAATAGTAGTTTCTGTATTATCTTGTTCATCTCTTAATATTAATTTAGTACACGCTTCGCCCCTGCCTATAAATTTTATTATTTGAGAAGTTGACACTGGTTTCAAAATTATCATATAATTCTTTTACTATAAACAACAAATATAGTTTTTTGTTATAAATAGTTATAGATTATTCGCAGTAATATATCTGTACTAAATAATAAACCCTTATCAAATTAATAATAAGGGTTACTATAAATACTAAAAATTCAACTATTAAGTTCCCTCAGTAATCGCAAATCCTGCCGAAGCATGACCTATTAAAGAAGATGCTACATAAAGACCCATTGTCGCCTCAGTAGTAGTAGCTGTTACATTGTAACCTATAAAATCACCCATTGCGGCACCAGAAGCTGTATTTACAGCACATTCAGCACCGTTTTTTAAGCCTATTAATCTGTAATCACCATTATAATATTCTAAAATGATGTGCGGTCTACCATAGGATAATAATCTCATTTCTTTTTGAGATGCTAAACTTTGTTTTTTGAAAGCAAAAGTTCCTGTACCATTCCAAAAAGACGTTCCATTTTCTCTGCTATTTTCATTTGCTTCATCAAAAGAGTTTGCCCCTTTTAATTCATATCGATACGCGGTTGTTAAAGCCGAATTTGCTGTAATTTCTTCGTCTACAATCGTTAAAGTGTCGGTTAAATCTCCGTCGTAATTGAGGAATAAAACTGCTCGAATTCCCGCTACCGAATCCTTGCATGGTTCTAATCTCCCAGCATTAAGTGCACATGACATATTTTTTTTTGTTTTAAAAAGGCTTTAAAAATCAATCTAAAGCCTTATGATTAATTGATTCTATTAAACAGGTGTGTACAAAACACACTCAGCACCTATTCCAATCTGAACTCCAGCAGCATAACGTAAAATTACTCTTACATTTTGTGAACCATCTTTGTCAGCCATATCTAAAACAGTCGCTTCATTTTCGTCACTTAACATTGAAGCACCGTAAAATAAGTTGTCAGATTTAGCAGCGAACATGTAGTTTGCTTCCAATCCGTTTGCGATAAAGATTGGCACACCATCGAAAGATAATGCTCCGCCATTATACCATTGAGTTCCTTTTCCATCTGTACCCGCGTTTGAAGTAGCAGCAACGCTAAAACCTCCTAATGAACGTACATAGTTTCTCGCTACATTTTGAGAAACATATAGTTTTAATTCAGGGTCTCCAAATAAAGACGCTGGAATAGCATCTACTACTTTTCCTAATTCAGCAACTACATTAGAAGCTGTTGAAGTTGCACCTACAACATCTACAACTGTTGCGTCAGCCGTAGCTAAAACTACTAAACCATCAAACTCTCCAGCAGTAGCATTCGCACCGTGCCAGATTGTAGCCTCATTTTTAGCCGCTACCTTAGCAGCAACATATCCTAAAAGATAATCTTGGAAAGTACTTGGAATATTGTCATTTGCAGACGCTCCCATACTCATAGCATCCCAATCACTTCTAAAAGAAGTTTTACATAATTCAAGATTCACTTGGAAATTCTCAACTTGTAAAATCTTTTCAGTAGTAGTAATTGTAGCTGTGTCTGTAAAATCACACGTTGAATTAGCAACAAGTCCATCCGTAGAGAATAATCTAAGTACCTCTTTGAATTTAATGTTTGGTTTAACGGTAATACCACCGTTTAGGATTGTGTTTGATGCAAGTTGCGCAGCAGAGATATATCCTCCAGCTGCTTCTCCCGCATAAGTGCTTGTTATTGATACTGATGTTGCCATAATTATTTATTTTTGTTTTTAAATTTGTTTATCATTTCAAAAGCAACATCCTGTGCTGTTCTTGATTTTTTTTGTGAGTATAGATTCACTATCTTTTTATCAACTTTAGATTCTGGGCTTGGAATAATAGGCTTAACGTCTTCAGATAATTCTATTTCTTTAACCTCCTCTTTTACCTCTTCGACTTTTGATAATTGTAAACCATCAATTTTATCATTGAGTTTTTTAATTTCTTCAAAGAACATCTCTTTACTGATTGATTCAATGATTTTCTTAGGTGCAGTAGATTCTTTTTCTAACTCTGGCGCAACCTCTTCTTCTGCAACAGGTGCTTCCTCACCTGCCTCTTTAATTTCTGCTATAATTCCATCCTCAAGAATTGATAGTTGTCTACCATCTTCAAGTGTATATTCGCCAATAGGCAAAGCCACTTTTTCTTCTTCTGAAATTATAAAAATTTCTGCATTTACCTCAAATGCTTCTGCCTCTACAATAGTACCGTTGTCAAGTTTTAATTGTTCTAACTTAACTTCAAGTCCTAAAAGAGTTTTCACATCATTCAAGATTTTTTTGTGATTCATAATTAATTTCTGTTTAATATTAATATCTTTTAATAAACTACCTTTTTGTTATTTTGTAACAAATTCAAATTATCCTAACACTTTTAAAATAGTATCGTACAATTCTTTTGCTTCTAATTCTGTTAAATCTTCAACTTTTTTATCTTCTACAATTTCAGATTGTTTAATGCTTTCATCGCTAAAAAATCCTTCTATACTTAGACCTAAATATTTACCATCTTTTACATCGTTCCAAACAGCATCATTGTCTATCTTCATAACCACAACCCACGCACCTTTTATTGCATTCAGATTATAAAGATTTGCTTTGTCCATTTTAGGGTCCTCAATAATCCAAGATTGAATAACAGAAACGCCTTTAATATCTTTTTCATGTTCTAAAGTAGTATTGTTATTTTTTAGTCTTTTAAGATATAATTCAGATGCTTTGTAAACGGTATCTTGCGAAAATGTGATATAAAATTCTTTTTCTTTTACCTTTCTGTAAATAGGTTTATCTGGAACTAAAGCCAAACCAATAATTATTCTCTTTTCTTTATCAATAGTTTTAAATTCAACTTTATGCTTATTTAGAGCAATAAAATTCTCTTCTATTGCTGGAGATTCCACAAGTGAAATAGCCTGTATGCCATCATTTAAGTTTTCCTCGTCAATAAACAACTCGATAGTTTCTATATTATCCATGATTATATTTTTTTAATAAACAATTGATTTATATTTTTGTAACAATTTTAACCAAACGAAGCCGATTTTACTATATTTCTATCCATCTCTGCCTGTGTAGTTACCTCTTTTGCTACTACATATGTCTTAACAGGTTTTTGAGATTGGTCACCTATTGCACTGGCGAGTTGATTTGTACCGCCAGAACCTACAACGTTGAATGATGGTGCTTGTGCTTTTTGTTTTGGTATTGATGGCGCACCTCCTATATTAGCACCACCACCGCCGCCACCTTTAACTTGTGTTAAAATATTCTTTGCTTTTCCTGCTGCTCCTAATACTGCTGCAATTTGTGTTGCATAAAATATAGGAAAGGCAAACGGTGCTGCTGGTCCTGTTGCTTTTGCTCCTTTCTGTGCTATATCTAACCCTTGAATAAAACCTATTCCAGTACCTATAACTATTTCAGCAAGTGCGGCTGCTTTACTTGCTGCCGTGCCCCTTTCAAATAATTGACTTATAGACCCTAAAGCATTACCTATCGCGCCCGCTAATTGAAGCTGTAATGCTATTTTTGCTTCGGCTATTTTAGTTTCGTCTGCTATTTGTTTTTCTCCATCTTTTTTATTCTGTTCGGTTATTTTATTATTCCAATACGCAATAGTTAATGCCTTTTGTTCTTTGGTAGCATTTAACCTGTCTAATTCCGCAAGTGACCTTGTTTGCTCTAATTCTATTTTTTGTATTTCAGTTTCTGCATCATCATTTTCTTTTTTTATTTTATAATCTTCTTGTATTTTATCAATAGCATCTAATCGTTCTTTTTCTGTTTTTGCATCATCTACTATCTTTTTATCAGATATTACTTTAGCATCATCTATTACTTTTTGAGCTGCATCAGTTATTTTTTTAGCTCCTGCTATTTCTTCATTTTGAAATGTAGTTAGTGAAGTTTGTAATCTTTTTTGTAGATTTAATTTAGCAGTATCTAATTGTATTCCTTTTGCTTTTAATTCAGCTACTTTATTTAAATCATCCTTTGTGCTTCCTGAAAGTTTATTCTCAGCTATTTGTGCGTTTAATCTTAGTCTATTAGCTGCTATTTCTTTATTCGCTATATCTTCTGAAATCTTAGATGCATCTTTCAAAAATGCTATTCTTTCAGTTGCGTTGAATTTTTCTCTTTGCTCTGATTTGAAACGTAATTCAGCTATATCTCTGTCTGCTTTTGCTCTTTCTACAATTAACCCCCGCTCTATTTTATCAGCCACAGCTCTTTTATCTGCTATTTTAGCCGCTTCTTTTGCATCAGCAGCAACTTCTTCACCTAATTTCTTTAGCGCATCGGCTGCTGCTTTTATAGAACCTGTTAAATTTTCAGTACCCAAAGCAACTTTCGCAACCGCATTGGCTGCTGTTTCAGCCGCACCCGCAAAATCGCCTTTAAATAATTGAGATACCGCTTTACCTAATGCGGGAACTAATTCTAAAAGACCATTAAATCTATTTATTATATTTTCTTTTAATAATTTAACAAAATCTTTTATTGCTTTCTTAGGATTTTCAAATACCCATATAATCTTATCCCCTAAAGATGCTAATAAGTCGACAAAGTTTCCAGTAACCGAGCCTATAACGCCCATTATTTTGGCGAACTTATTTTGACCTTCTTCTGAATTACTAAACGCAGCTTTTAAAGCAACAATAGCAATTAATAGAGCACCAATACCAGTGCCTATAATTGCAACTTTCATGATATTAAATCCTCCTGTAACAGCTTTAATAGAAGAAAGCATACCTTTGAATTTAGATACTGCTCCCCCTGTCATTTTATCTAAACCGCTTCCAAGTTCTTTGTTTGCGACATCAACATCTTTTGTGCTTTTGGTAACTTTTTTAACAGACGTGTCTAACTTCTTAACGTTGTCGATAGCCTTACCTGTTTTTAAATCAATCTCAATTATTTCTTTTTTCATGGTAAGCGCGTTTAATCTGTTCGATTCCCTCTTTTATATTTTCTGGAAGTTTATATTTTCCTTTTGCAATTTCTATCACCTCACTTGACGCGTAAAAATTGTCTATACTTAGTAATTTTAAAACTACCATGTTTTTAGTTTTCAGTTATAGTAAAATCTCCAATTTCAAACTTTGGAATATTACCATTAATTACAATTAATGGAGATACTAATTGACCGTGATGTACAATATCTCCACCACTTGCAGCCGTTCTAATTGCAATATGAGTTATAGTTTGAGTTGCACCCGTATTTGTAGGAAATGTAATTAAATCAGCATTACTCACTATATTGTCTGAAACTGTCCATCCGACTGATGACCTTACAACTGCAACCCTTGCATAACTCGTATAGGTCGCTTCTGTGCCACTATCTGCATCCGTTGGTGCTGCTGTGTACAATGCAACATAAAAACTCCCTGCTGCTGAACTTGGTAAAAGTCCACCTGCGTTTCCAATATTAGCCAATGCTATATTTTGATAAACTAATTTTAAATATCCTGTTTCTTGTAAATTACTTTTTCCCATTTTATTATTGTTTTAAATTTTTTTATAATTCTGTTATAGACCACCCTCTTGTTACTAAAGTCGCTCTATCTGTTATTCCTTGCCCTGTTTCGTTAGATGTGAAATATAAAAATCCATTAGTAACTGAACAGGTTACTAAATCAGCCAAGAGAGTATTTGTTTCAGTAGAGCTAAAACTATTTCCGAATGAATTAATCCTTTCTAAACTTGTTAATCCAGATATACCTGTTGGTATAGTTGTCATAGCTGTATTTTGAAAATATAATTGTTTTAAAAGTGTATTATTACTAACGTCAAGTGATGGTATTAATGAATCATTAACCCATAATGAAGTTAAAAGGGTATTATTACTTACATCTAATCCGTCTGCTAATGTATTATTACCATTATGTAATAATAGTCCAGTTAAAAGGGTATTATTACTTACATCTAATCCTGTAATATTAGAACCATAACCTATATTAATGAATGTTAACAAAATATTATTAGTAACACTTATATAATTTAAAGGGTTTAAATTTATTGAAAGGGTATTTAAAGATAAATTATTACTAATATCCAGACTTGTAATATTATCATTTTGTGACTGAAATATCTCTAATGATGTACATTCAAATAAATTTATAGTTGTAATATCCGTTCCATCTGTAATTAACGTTGTTAATGAAGATACTAAATAAACATCTATATTAATTATATCATTTGTTGTATTTAATGAAAAATCAAAAATAGGGTCGTCTGCTATAATTGTTTGAGTTGCCGCACCAGTAGCAACCCAAGTTAGAGTACTACCAGTATTTGAAACAATTAATGGACTCCAAGTGCTACTGCTTGAAGTAGTAGAAATAGTCATATGGCCAACTGGAGTTATTGCAACACCACCCCAAAAAGAGTTTATAAAAGTGCTCATGCTTTCCTAAAATAAATCATTAATTTACCACCTGAAGAAGTGCCCCCACTATCGGCTGAATCTACGTCTAAAGTCATAACAGCATTTGCTGCTAAACTATTATCTGAAATAACTGAAGCAGTCGCAGCCGTTTCACTTGTTTTTTCAGTTGCATCTACTGTTATTTTTGTACTTAATACCGAAGTGCCACCTTCTGATAAATCTATTGTTATAGCAGATGTTGTCGGTGCTGTTTTAAAACTACATGAAACACCTTCTAAAGTAGTTGCGTAATTTGGCATTTGAAATTCCACTTTATTTGTACCCGTTGTTATTGCTGTATCTTCGTCTGAAAATGCTACTACCCAAACATCTATTTTCTGCTCGGCTAAACTACTAATGACCGCATAAATTACCGAACCACCTCTTAAAGATGCGTTTAAATTTACACTATCAAATTGAGTTAAATTTGCTGATATTATAGAAGCCCCATATAATTGAGCCGCTTCAACTGCTGATGTAATAGTAGTCGCAGAAATAGGTATTTCAGCAAGTGACGTGATTAATTCAAGTTTACTTTTTCCCGTTTGTAAATCGGTATTTATAGAATTAATTTTATACGCTTTCTGTGCTATTATAAACTTGTCGTTTAGATTGTATTTTAATAAAAGCGATAGCGGTAAATTAGCAGTAAAATTGAATATCCTTGCACGTACATCAAAAATAGATTGAATGTAATTATTGTAATATTCGTTAAATAGACTATTTGTATTTAAGACACCTGTATATTCATCAGTCTCTGCGCCAAAGTTTAACGTATGCGTATTATCTTGCATTACGTTACTTGCCGCGTTGTATGTTGTATTGATTAAAGTGTCATCAAACCACTTAATATTATTTGTATTACAAGGTCTGTTTATATTATAAAATATTAACGGTCTGCTGATTATAGGCTTACTATCTTTATCAACAAACCACCCCCATTGTAATTGAGTTAATACTTTTGTATCTTGGTTTGATTGGCGTTCAAACATCATTCTTTCAAAATCAATCTTTACGTTATATTTTGAACCATCAAAATTAACCCCCGCTTTATAGTCTAAATTGCCGAATTCAAAATTACTTTTTTCGTTTGCTTTATTTATTAGAAGCGTTTTTGGAGTTGGATATTTTAGACTAATTTCATTATATGGAAGTGCTCTCCCAACATCTGAATTAGTGACATCTATATATTTGGTCACATCGTGATTTATACCCGTAGAATAATAATCATCTAAAGTTTTAACAATTATAATATCATTTTCTAAATATGCCGTAAGATTTGACATTTTAAAAAGGTTAGATAAAAAATCTATTATTTTAATCTTAGGTACCTGTTCTGATATTACTATATTTCCCGCCGTAGATTCAGTAGATAAAGGACTGCTATAAATACCAGTAACACCCTCAAATGCTTTACTTATAGATAGGTCTGATGAGAAGGTAGACAACCCCCCAGATGTTTCTATTGTAAAATTCAACCAGTAAGGTTTTGGATTATACTCGTTTTCTATTGTAAACGTGAATACAGTTCTCCCTGAATTATTTGTTGAAGTATAAATATTTCCAGACCCCCTATAATCGTCAACTTTTACAGTATAAAAACCTGCTCCATTTACAGGTGTTACAACCCAGTGAAAAGTATAATTATCTTCATCCTGCCAAGTTATAGGTAGCACATTAGTTCCTGAATCTAATGTCCATTGGCTTTCATCTAACACCCAATTTTGTACAGAATTACCAGAAACTACCGCTCCTTTCTCTCGGTGTAACCACATGTACATTTCTAAGAATTCAGCACTATTAAAATAGTCATCGCTGAAATCAATCTCTGGATATTTAGATTCTATTGCGGTGATAAAATGCTTTAACTTTATAGCGGGTTTTAAATCTGTATGCGCCAGTCCATTTGTACCTCCAAAATTATGAAAACTACCTGCTGTCGGTGTATCATCTACAACAAACTGTTCTGTGTGAGATATGAAAGGATATACTACATCCCTGTTAGTGCTCGTTGTACCTCCTGTGGATAGTCCTGTTGTTAATCCTGCCTTAACTACCGCAGATGAATAAGTATGGTCATACGCAGATAAATCTAATGTATCTAATTCATCGTTACCAAATACGTCTGTTAATGTTACGGTATTACCAAAGAAAACAACTTTATACGAGTGTGCTTTATTATTTTTTAAGGTTACAGAATTAAGTCTAATTTTTCCATGCTTATAATCAGCACCGTTTAATTTTATTAATGCCGTTGCTTTATATCTTGCGTCAAACCCATCTACTATATCATAATTATAGTAATGCTTAAATAATTTATTAGTAGCAGGTGAAGCGGGTAGATTGAATTCTTGGCTAAAAGTTGTAAATATTTTACTTATATCTTTTGCGTTCTTGATTGAATCGGTTAAAGAAATTGTTTCATCTTTAAATAACTCTATTCTTTCTCCCTCAATGTATAATTGAACTTCTTGCATTTATCTAATGTTGTTTATCTTATCAAAAGCAAACTCACACCCTATTGTGTAATTGATTAGTTTATCACTCAATTGAGTTTTGAAGGCTAAAGAAGATGATGTAATTGATATTGGTAACACTTGTGACTTATAAGTAATCCAAACCTTTTCAGATAGTGATAACTGTGCAAACACTTCATTATGGTTCTCTTCGTAATAACCGCTATTTAGAGTTAAAGTTTCTTTCCCTTGTTTGTTTAATATTGTGCTTTGATG